GATGAGCCAGCTTGAAGAGTTCAAGTCTAAAGCGGAGAAATATGATGCTTTGGAAGAGGCTAACAAAAGCGAGCTTCAAAAAGCAACGGAGAAAGCCGAGAAGCTCCAGCTTGAACTTGACAGCCTCAAAAAGGCAGATGAGGTCCGCAGTGTTCGTGAGAAGGTGGCAAAAGAGACAGGCATCCCCGCCGCTTCAATGTCCTTGCTGACAGGAGAGACAGCAGAGGAGTGTCTGGAACAGGCCAAGACGATTCTTGCAATCGCAAAGGCCGAGGCAAATTACCCCCAGATAAAAGACGGGGGAGAAGTCGCACATGTTATAAGCGGTAAACCAGAGGACCAGTTCAAGGAATGGTTTAACGCAAACTTTAATTAAAAAGGAGATAAGACAATGGCAGATCTTAATAGAACATCAGGGTCGATGGCCCTCCCTTCAGAACTTTCAAGCGAAGTGCTTAAAAAGGCATCTCAGGACTCAGCTATCATGAGACTGGCTGAGAAGGTAGACCTCCCCGGCAGAGGAGTTACTATTCCCGTTATCGTTTCAGATCCTACTGCTGCATGGGTAGCTGAGACAGGCAAAAAGCCCGTTCACAACGCAACACCTAGCACAAAGCTGATGCAGGCTTTCAAGATTGCAACAATCATGACCTTCTCAAAGGAACTCGTAAGAGACGCAGCTGTTCTCTACAAAGCAATTCTTGAGAAAGGACCCGCTGCAATCGCTAAGACTTTCGACCAGACCATCATCGGAGCAGTCCAGGCTCCTTCCGCTACAAACTTCGATACATTTGCTAACTGCACTGCAATCTCAATCGCAAACGCAAACAACGGCACATACCTCGGACTTGTAGCTGCTAATGGAAACATCGCACAGGCTGGTGGCAGAATGAACGGTGTTGCTGTTGGTGCACAGGGCGAGAGCCTTCTGTTCTCCGCTGTTGACACAACTGGCAGACCTATCTTTATGCCTACTGCTAACGATGGCTCAATCGGTGCTGTTCTCGGCTCCAAGATCGTTGAGAACAATGGCCTCTATGTTGCAGGCACATCACCCGCTCCGAACGTTGTTGGTATCGCTGGTGACTGGACACAGGCTAAATACGGCATTGTAAACGGCATCGAGTTCAGCTTCGCAGATCAGGCAACTGTTGACCTTGGAGATGGTACATCAATCAACCTCTGGCAGCAGAACATGGTTGGTGTAATCGTTGAGGCAGAAGTTGGTTTCCGTGCTGATACAAGCTGCTTCAACCTTCTTACAGATTGATGAAGGTTGAGCTTATCCACAAATATCTTGGAGTAAAAATGTGGGTCACGGAATCAGAAGTTGAGAAGTTTATTGCGGCGGGTCACAAGCTCGCCGCTCCTTCTGTTAATCCCACGGAAAAAAAGGTAGATGTGGAAGTAGAAGAAGAGCCAAAAGAGACAAAGGCAACTAAAAAGACATCTAAAAGGAAATGAGGTGCGCTATGGCATACGCAACTTATGAAGATGTAGCCACTCGTATGGGTACTACATTCACGACAACAGAAGAGGGAGTCTGCACCAGCTTACTCGACAGGGCGGCTCTGATGATTGACTCGTTCAGCACTTCCGCAGGGAAGTCGGACGCAATCAAGAAGGAAGTCTCTATAAACATGGTCAGCCGTGTAATGGGGACATCTACAACAGAGATACCTATTGGAGCGACACAAGGCTCAATGAGTGGCCTTGGATATGCTCAGAGCTGGACAATCTCCAACGGATCCACGGGGGAGCTTTACTTCTCCAAGGATGACAAGAGGCTTCTCGGTGTCGGCAATGCCATAGGCTCTCATTCACCGTTAGAGGATATGGTGGGAGGTTCAGACGATGAAGGGAATGACGGTACAGTTGGCGGTTAAGACAGTCACAGGATATGACCCATTCGGTGCACCTATCGAGACCGAAGAGCTGATTGACGTTGAGGACGTTCTTGTTGGACAGCCTTCCACAGATGATGTGACAAACACAATTCAGCTCTACGGAAAGAAGATAGAGTATGTTCTCGGAATCCCGAAGGGCGACACCCACAACTGGACTGATGCCGAGGTGATTATCTGGGGTCAGCGGTTCAGAACAATTGGCTATCCGCAGACAGGCATCCAGGAAAATATCCCACTCAGGTGGGGGCAGAATGTGAGGGTTGAGAGATATGGCTAAAACAAAGTTTGAACTCAACCGCAGCGGGGTCAGAGAGCTTTTAAGGTCGCCAGAGATGATGGCAGTCTGTCAGGGCTATGCAGACAGGGCGCTCAGCAGTCTTGGAGATGGCTACGAAGTCAGCACCATGACAGGCCGTAACCGTGTCAACGCAGAAGTCAGAGCAGAGACCTATGCGGCCAAAAAAGACAACCTGAAAAACAACTCTATATTAAAAGCACTTGGAGGATAAGAGGATGATAGAGGAAATTTTAAAAGATTATCTCGGTGATAGCCTGAGTGTTCCTGTATATCTCGAGATCCCCAAAGATTATCCCTCAAGATATTATGCGATCGAGAAAACCGGGGGCGCTCAGGTTAATCATATAAAATCGGCTACGGTAGCAATCAAAAGCTATGGCGAGTCGATGTATGATGCTGCAAGTATGAATGAGGACTTAAAAGAAGTTATGCTCTACGGTCTTGTGGAGCTTCCAGAGATCGCAAGCGTAAGCCTCAATTCAGATTACAATTTCACAGATACAACAACTAAACAATACAGATATCAAGCCGTTTTTGATATCCGACACTATTAAGGAGGTACAACAATGGCAAACACAGCTAGTAATGTTTCCGCTGGCAAGCCTGCGATTGCTGGTGCAATCCATTTTGCTCCAAAGGGAACAACACTCCCCACAGATACAACCACAGCACTTGATGCAGCTTTTGAGTGCCTTGGCTATGTATCAGATGCAGGACTGACCAACTCAACAGAGCTTGAGACAACAGATATTAAGGCATGGGGCGGTGATACTGTTCTCAATATCCAGACTTCCAAGGCTGACAAGTTCACATTCACTCTGATTGAGATCCTTAACGAGAGTGTTCTTGCTTTCGTGAACGGCTCAACTAACGTGACGGGAGACCTCTCAACAGGGCTGACAGTAACAGTCAACAACAAGGACGTTGAAGAGGTTGCTATCGTCATTGATATGCTCCTCAGAGACAACACAGCCAAGAGAATCGTTATTCCTGATTGCAAGATATCAGAGATGGGTGACGTTGTTTACTCAGATTCCGAGGCAGTGGGCTATGAGACCACAGTAACATGTATTCCTGACTCTAACGGAAATACTCACTACGAGTACCTTAAGTCAGCTTAAGATTCACACAAATGAGGGATAATCTATGGAGATCAAGACAAAAAGCGGTTTTGAGTGCAAGGTAAATGAAAACAGAGTAAAGGACTGGCGATATATAAAGACCTCATCCCAGATAGCCAAGAGCAAGGACGACATGGAGATTATCAATGGTATTGATTTTCTTATGTCGTTTTTACTTGGCGAGGAGTATGAGAAGCTGATGGACTACTTGGCCAAGGATGGCATTGTAGAAAGCTCAGAACTTATCGCCACATACAAGGAGATCACTGAGCGCATAGGCGAACAGTTAAAAAAATCCAACTCCTCACAGGGATGATCGTACTTGATGAGGATGCTCTTGTTTGTGACTTTGCGGAGACATACCACATTTATGACCTGTACGGCTTAACTGTGGAATATGCCGCCACGCTTGCTGTTGGTCTCCGTGATAACTCCCGGATAAAACTAAAGGCTAGTGGGCTAAAGGTGGACACAAACACTCTGCTTTTAGCCCGTATTGCTGACGGAGTGACTTTGAATGTATATGCCAAGACCAAGGATGCAAAACACGGCAGAAACATGCCTAAATCATTGGTTGAGGCGCTTACAAAGGATGAAAACAATAACTTACGATCATTTGAAAGCGGAGCGGAATTTGAAGCAGAATGGAGGCGCATAAATGGCAACTGAACTCGGAAAAGCCTACGTGCAAATAGTACCCTCGGCAGAAGGTATCAGCGGCTCTATATCCAAGGCAATAGGCGGAGAGGCTACCAGCGCCGGGAAGTCCGCAGGCATGAACATAGCCGGAGCCATAAAGGGCATGATTGCGGCGGCAGGCATTGGTACGGCTATCAAAGCATCATTGGAAGCTGGTGGCAACCTGCAACAGTCCTTTGGTGGTCTTGATACCATCTACGGCGAGGCGGCAGATGCGGCGAAGAATTATGCAGCAGAGGCGGCAAAAGCTGGCATATCCGCCAACGATTACGCAGAGCAGGCGGTCAGCTTTGGTGCAAGTCTTAAGCAGGCTTTTGAGGGTGATACTGTTAAGGCAGTAGAAGCTGCCAACACTGCCATCATGGATATGGCGGACAACTCTGCGAAAATGGGTACTGATATCGGCATGGTACAAAGTGCATATCAGGGCTTTGCAAAGCAGAACTACACCATGCTTGATAACTTAAAGCTCGGCTATGGTGGAACTAAGGGAGAAATGGAGCGACTTCTTGCAGATGCTCAAAAGCTCTCGGGAGTCGAATATAACATAGATAATCTTGGTGATGTGTATGACGCAATCCATGTCATTCAAGAAGATTTAGGGCTGACAGGTGTAGCGGCGGCAGAGGCAGAGGGAACCTTCACAGGATCCATGGGAGCTATGAAAGCCAGTGCCGAGAACCTTCTGGCTAATCTTGCGCTTGGCAATGATATCTCAGGTGATATTGAAACGCTCATGGGAAACATTCAGACTTTCGTCATGGGAAACCTTGCCCCCATGATCGGGAATATTCTCTCGGCTCTTCCAGAGCTCTTGAGCGGTGCAGGTAGCATGATAATACAGGCCTTGAACCTCGTGAGCAATAATGCTGACGGAATAGTCCAGCTTGGTATTGATTTTGTGGTCGCTCTGGTGCAGGCCATCGTTGAGGCAGCCCCATATCTTGCCGAGGCGGCTTGGAATCTTGTAGCTTCACTTGGACAGGCATTGTTTGAAACAGATTGGCTTGCCATAGGTACACAGCTTATTTCTTCCCTTAAGGATTCCATTGACCTGGCAGCAGGCGAGATCCTCGGAATGGATTCTGCAACTATTGATGGATTCCTTGCCGGGATCACTGCGAGCCTCCCTGAGGTCTTAAATTCTGGAATTGAAATCATAAGTGGTTTGGCAAATTCAATTCTTGAAAATATCCCTCAGATGACAACTATAGCAGGTGAACTGATTACTCAGTTTGCGACTTTTCTGCTCACGAACCTTCCCCAGCTCTTGGAATCAGGCTATCAATTGGTAGTTGAACTGGCATCAGGGATAGAAGAAAATTTACCAGCCATTGGACAGGCAGCGCTCGACACCATAGTAAATTTTATCGCTGCTGTAGCCGAAAATTTGCCCCAGATCCTACAAACAGGAATTGAGATTATCTTAAAGCTGACAGCCGGGATCCTGAACTCCATCCCAAAGATCATTGCTGCAATCCCTAAAGTAACCGAGGCAATAAAGGAGTCTTTCGGAAGGTATAACTGGCCTTCAATAGGCCGTGACATACTTGAGGGAATCAAACGAGGAATCCTTAATGCTATTAGCTCTGTAGTCGAGGCGGCAAAGGAAGCAGGAAAGGCTATATGGGATGCGGTTTCGGGATTCTTCAGCATCGGCTCACCTTCCAAGCTCATGGCTTATGCTGGTGAAATGATAGATGCCGGACTTGCCAATGGTATTGTTGACAACAAGGGGCTTGTGGACAGCGCTATCTCTTCACTCAACAGCGGAGTTATGAGCAATCTGGAAATGACTCCCGTTGTAAGTGGATTTGAGCAACAACAGGATGACAGGATTGACACTCTTGTGGATATCCTCAACGCATACCTTCCGACTATTGCCAGCGGTGAGAATCAGAGAGTAGTTATTGAGGCTGATGCTGGCAGAATGTTCAGAGTGATGCAGAGGGAGTCTATTAGGAATACTCAGCTGGTTGGCGTTAATTCAGTTTTGAGCGCGACCACATAAGGAGGCGCAATGAAAACACATCTAGTAATAGGCGAAACCGATTACACAAAATATATTGTTCCAGACTCCTATGACATCCACACCGAGAGCGTCTACGAAAGCTGGAAGGATGGAAATATGTTGGAGCATCGGATTATTATTGCCTCTAAGGCTAAGGGCAAATTTAAAATCAGGTGCTCCGAGGACACGCTTCCGCTATCTGATTTTATAAGCGCATGGAATAGTGAAGTAGAAAATGGAGTTGCAACGCTGGGCCTTTATGTAATTAATACAGACACTTTTGAGGCTCTGGAATGTTACTATGACATCAAGCCCGCACAGCACATTAAGAGCACCGGGGGCAAGTTGTATGACGTTTTAGAAATCAATATAACGCAGAGGTGATTTCATGATAGACGTACCTTACGAGGTAAAAAAGGCCCTGAGAGAGGGGACATATAGGAAGAACTACCGCTTTATAGTATTGCATGATGATTGGACCGAGGACTTCACGATTGCTAATGATAATTTGATTAAAGAGTCCGTCAGCATTGATGAACGTATGTGCTCAGGTGATACGATAAAGTATGGACTGTGTGAAGGGTCCTCTTTGGAGTTCCAATATTTTGAGAAGCCGAATATCACAGGCAGACGTGTGCAGGCTTTTTGTGACGTGAGTTATAAAGTGGACAGCATAGTAGTGGACGCAGAACATGAGCTTGCACCTCTGTGGGTGACCAAAAATGCGACAGTAACTTTTACGCTGACAGATGGCCTCTATGCGACCATTGATATTACAAGGAATAGCGAGACTACTTCACTGACGCTGGTAGATGGCGGTCCTGCAATGACATACGAGTGCAAGTACGGCGATGTGATAAGCGTGTACGAGAATGATGGAAGTTTTACTGCCACAGCCACAGAGGCAATCTTTGACAAGTGGGTGCCTGTGCCTATGGGCTTTTTTGATGTAAAGAAATGCTCACGGCAGGCATCAACGGGAATTATAAAAGCGACAGCCTACAACAAGCTTCAGAGTGATTACTTGGACGCAAAGGCCAATGAGTTGATTGAAACTGCTCCGTCTGATATGAGTGACGGGACTACAACTACTCTATATACAATACTGCAACAGACATTAAGTGATTA